CAAAACCAGTCTGGAAAGATGATTAGACGCAAGTCGTCTGTACAAATTAACGGGGTATATCCGGTAGTGTCTGAACTATATAGCAAGGAAGAAGCAGACAGAGTTATTAAAGCTGCGAAGGAAACGCCGACACGGAAACCGGGTATGAATAAACCTATTTTAGACTGGAAAGACTACCAAGAATACCGTGACGCCGTTAGAAAATTATTTGATGAACAGTTTTACGAATATTCGGATGAAGAGAAGAAAGAACTGGCGAAACGTCAACCTCATTGTCCAGAAAGTCTGAAATGGGATAGAAGTAGACCGTATACGGGAAATGAACGGGTGTGTGTTGAATTACCAGACCCCAAGAATGTCTACGGCCATAAGACTATCATCACTACTGTGGATAAGGCTATGGGGCTTGACCAGAAGACCGAGTGTCGTCTTCCTCAAAAACCCGGTGGGCGTAACGATTATGGCCCCGGTATATTGCGTGATGAAAAGGGAGTCTATATTATGGCTACACCCGACGAGTGTTATGCGAAACAGATGGCTCGTTTTGCGGAAGTGTCTCGTGACGACTGGTACCACGAAGGCGAGTTTACTTTGAGTAGTTGGTGGAATAAGTTCGGCCTCAAGGCATACGATGACCTCACACAAAAGTTCGGTAAAATGGTCAGTGACGGTATTCAGAGTGAGGTGAAAGGGGCTATTTCAAACGCCATAAAACCGTATTTTGCGAACGAAGCCTACGATAAAAAACAAGAAGCGGAGGCTCGTAAGGCACGCCAAACACAACTTGATAAAGATTTGAAAGACGTATTCTCCAAGAAGTTTGGTATTTCACCAGAAAAACAAGACCAGTTCTGGGCTGACTATTTCAAAGTAGTCCAGAAAGGCGGTAATATGGAAGAGTTTTTCAATAATTTCGGGTCTACGTATTCAACTGATGTCTTCAGAAAACTCGCAGCGGATGCTGAAAATACACTAAACCGTAGAACAGACCGTCAAGCTGACTGGAGAAACCCTTTTAGTCCAAATTACGACGAAACTAGGGTAAGAGAAGAGGAGAATGCCGTGAGAAACACCGTAGAACGTGACGTGGCCAATAATCTTCCCCCACTACCACGCCCTCGTTCTCAAACCGAAGCAGACCAAGATAACATAGATGACTCGGCAACTCCACCTCCACCAGACCTTCCCCCACTACCACGCCCTCGTTCTCAAACTGAAGCAGACCAAGATAACATAGATAATTCGGCAACTCCACCACCACCAGAAGATTTATTCGGAAATGGTCGTCGTGGTAAAAAGGCTATACGTGGCGGTGTCGGTGAGCACGATTTTAACTTTGACGATTTTTCTGGCCTATCGCCGTTTAGTGGTAAGATGGACGGATTGCTCCCAGAACGTGGTCAATTCTGGAGAGACCCCGCTGCTTTCGTACACAATATTAACGAGAAACTCGGCCTTACTGGTGAAACCGAGACGGAAACGTATGCGAAACAGAACCCAGAAGCCCCACCACAGGTGGAGCCAATTAAGATACGTGGTGAACCAGAAAAGCAGGCGTTTAACATAAACAGACCACAAAAGTGGAATGACCGTGCCGAAGAACTACTCAAACGTCGTCGTTATATGTTGGACTGGTATCCATCCAAGGCAACACTCGGTTATGAACCAAACGGTTCCCAATTCAAGCCTGCCGAGGGTCTGCCTTACCACCCAGTATCCGGCGGCAAAAGCACAGCGAAGACAGCATTCGTGCGTTATTTAGAGTCTGAAGCAGTCGTGCCGGCCAAGTACCTAAAGGAAGCGAAGGCAAAGGCAAAGAAGGCGGGTCTGGACTGGAAGTCTCTGACGTGGGCGACGGACGGGAAGCACAAACTGGAGATTGTTCACGAGGGACGGCCGGTTCGGTTTGGAGCGTCGGGGATGGGTGACCACATTTTTTACAAACAGGCGGGAGACCCGACGGCAGACTCTCATCGGAAAGCGTATCGGGCGCGGGCGACGAAGATAAAGGGGAACTGGGCTTCCAACAAATATTCGCCCAATTCATTAGCGATTGCGGTATTGTGGTAGGGTGCTCGCACTTCGTCTTTATAGTCGCAATTGTATCAATCAAGTCCATTCTATGGAGTTGATTGATAATTGTTTGAACGTTTAACCGTCTGTCTTAACCGGGACTTGTTTGACGAACGCCTTGAGTAATACATCAAGTTGTTTCATCTCAAAGATTAGGGTCGCAAAGAGACGGATAACCGTGTCTAGTTGAGTTTGGACTTCCTCGGGTTTGATATCTGATTTGGGCATTTATACTGGAGCCGGGGATAATTCTTTTTTACATCAGACGCTGGGCGAGGCCACGGGGAGCGGCGGCGTGGCGGCGACGGCCACCCTCCATCGGCATCTCCTCGGACATCTCGGAGTGCTTACCACCGGAGCGGGTCTTGCTGTAAGCATCCATCGCACGGTGGGCGACGTTGGCCAGCGACTTGAAGCCACCAGCACCAACCAGACGGTCAAGTTCGCCACGGGTGACCATCGGAGCCAACGGGGCGGAAATAATGTCCTGCTCGGACAGTACACCTTTAATAATTCTACTGCTGCCCCGGATGGATTCAAAGAACCCACTGTTTGCGGTGATGACGTAGAGCGTCGGGGACACGGCGTAGTCGCTCTGGTTGCTCACCTGTAAGTTGAACTGTAGTGTGAAATTGCCTACGAGGGAAGGAGCCTGCCCGCTCTGTAGGGTAATGTCCTGCGATGGCTTGAGGACAAGGATAGAACCGACCGTCGGCATCTGGGTGCCGGTCGCACGGGTAATACTAGAGGTCGCACCACTTGCCGCCTGTGTGAGTGAGTAGTGGGCGGTAATGGACGACTTGGAATTACCAGACCAGCACGCCCAGTCAATATCCAGACCGTTCTTCACCGACATATTGTACAACTCCTGCGTGGTGACCGATGAGAGGAGACCAGAGAAGTTATCAAAGTTCACGGAAATAGGGCGGAAGTTAATAGACGACTGGGACGAGTTGCCGAGCTGGAGGTACCAGTCGGCCTGCGAGTAGTCCGTCGCCAGCGGGTTGGTGCCGGCATTCGCCGCCAGACCCAGATTGGGCACTTGGTATCCACCTTGGGGCTTGACGTAAATAATGAGTAGGTCTGGTATAGTGGGAAGGGTGATTGTCTGCGATTGTAGCTGGTACTGCTGGCCGGGGGCGAGCGTGACGCCCGTGGGCTGGGAGATATAACGAGGGAACTCCATATAGGGAACCACACTCTTCGGTGGAAGAGGTACATCAAGTGACGGCGTGAGGAATTGGACGTTGAGCGTCGCCGCCGAGAACACCTGCCCGTTCGTGACGGCCGTGTTAAAGTTGAGCGAGCCGGGTACAATCTGGCGACCACCGTTGGTCTGGTTACGGAACGTGCGGAGCTGGGCGGCCGGCAGTAAGTTAGCCACGAGCTGGATGTTATTGATGCCGAATAATCCCGTATCCCACTCGCAGTGGTCAGAGAAGACGAACGGCGACAGCACAATCGGCTCCGTGGCCTCCCAGTAGACGTAGGCAGGGATGGGTGCCGTCGTCGTGGTAGGAACCGCAGTGACCGTGGGGACACCATTGGCGAACGTCACAGTGGCACCAGTAGCCGCACCAGAAGGGCTATACGAACCGGTTGAAGACGAAGTCTGGATGGTGCCGTTGGGCAGTGTCCAGTACAGGTTGGGGTACGCACCGTTCTGGACATTGTCGTAGTCGGGGCCAGACTGGAAACCAGACAGTGTGGCGTTGGGGACACCATCACCGAGTGTGGCTGTGACGGTGTCGTTGTATGTCGCATACTTGTCTAGCTGAGTGGGTGTCGTGCGGACAAGGCGGTTCTTCTTGTAATCTGTTAGACGGAGAACCTCCTTCAGCACATCCTGTGAGTTAATGACGGTCGTGGTGTCGTTGATAGTGGCGGAGAGCGTAGAGCAGAGCGAGTTAATCGGGAACGGGGCAAGGGCAAAGTCCACACCGATGGTGGCCAAAGCCTCACCACCACCAGTCCACGCCAGAGCGAGCTGTGTGGACGGGGTAATACGTTGGACAAGGAACGTCATATAGCAACCGACCGACCACTGAACCTTGCGGTCAACGAAGACGTTCTCGGAAGGAACGTAAACGTTGAACGTCATCTGGGACTGCGTGGCGGCGATGGCGTTGAAGGGGGCGTTGGTCAGCGATAAGGCACCCTTCTCAACTGCGTACTTGGGGCGGGACTGGACGATACGTCCGTCCATCACGGTCATCTTCTCAATATCGGAGGACATCGGGGTTATATTCTGGGCGAGTATTTTTGTTAGAAATGAATTGCTTCTAACAAAAAAGAATTGGGCTCATCACTTTAGTCTCGCACGCCGAGATACTTCTTGCGGAAGAGCATTTTAATGCTGACCGAGGATAAGTTAAACATATTGACGGGGTATAATTGGCCGTCCAGACGGCTCTTCCAAAACACTTGGATATCAATGGAACGGATGGGTTGCTGGCCGGCCATATCGGCCATACGGTACTCGGCCGTTGGGTTGTACTGGATGAAACCACGCCAGAGGTCGGCACCAAGGTCGGCCAAGTCCACTTCAAAATCTGTGGCGATAGGTTGGAAGGCCGACTGGGATGTCGGGGCAGAGTTACCCAAGTTTCCTGCGCCAAGATAATTTGGTTCAGACTGGAACTCCTTGACGAGGGGAATGAGTTGTGTGGTGAAGACAAGGGACTGTACGGGTGTCCACAATGTGTCTGTACACTTGAAATCTTGTACCAGTGTCCAGTAGACTTTCTGCTGGTTGATGGGTGTTGTAGGGACGAAACCCAGTGGTGGTGTGCCGGAATAGGGGGCAAGGCGGTAGTCGGATACGTTGGAGTAATAAGCATTCTTGAAGAAGATTTCGTTGGTCGCACCTTGTACATTTGTAAGAGCATTGGCCGACCAAGTTGTCGTTGATATATTGGCCGGGCTGCCGGGAACGTTGAGTGTACTGGGAGGAACTGGGACTGTAGATGTATTCCAGTAGATAGTCGGTAGACCAGACAAGAGGCCATACATATTGTTGTTCATAAACATACGGCAGTAAGGTGAGACCGTGGGTGTACTTGCGAGTATACCGGGTGTAAACGACGTGAGACGCTGTCCCCAACAATCACTATCCGCATACAGTGTAAAGGTGCGGTTCACACCATCCCATACAATCTTCGGTGCGTTTCCTACACCGTTAACCCAAGAAGCATACGTTTCGTACGGGCTACTACCGGCACCATACGATGTATTCCACTGGCTTATAAAACTACTCCAGACGTTGACCCACGCCACATCTAGTGTTGAGTTCATTAGATTAATGACCCAATTGTAGTCATCTGCCCACCAGAAACGGCTATTCAAGTCTTGCTGGGTAATCTGGCCTACTTGAGGTGGGGGGGCAACAGTGTTATTATTGATTTGGGGAAACCAGACCATAAATATTTCTGGGGATAGTGCCGTAAACTGACGTGTACCACCCGGCGGGATATTCCAGATTTGCTGGTAGGAAAGGGTGAAAGAATATGCCGTCGGCACACCATCACCGGGCGAATAGGTCGCTCCATCGGGGGCAACGGCCGTCCAGTAAGCAGCGTTGCCGGGGGCATTTCCAGCACTTGCTGTATTTGCTTGGATACATTTGAAACTGTTGTAAGGACTGTTGTAACTCGTGGGCTGATACAACACTGTATCTCCAACATTGTACGATATACCAGTAAAACCGGACGGAGCCGCTGCCCACGTAGGGTACTGCGTACAGAGAGGGATGGTCGGGCAGAACAGAGGAATATCCAGATTGG